ACGCTTCTAGTAGGAACTACTATAAGTATTTTTGAGTTGGATAAAATCTCGACATAGTATCGAACTAAAACATATATAATAAAAGATTTGCCAGACCCAGTAGGACTAAGAATAAGGCCCCGATCATTATTAATAATATGATGTATTGCATCTAATTGATAATCTCTAACTTTAATTCCTTTTGAAATCTTATTGACAAATTTTTTAACCAACCCTCTACCAATATCTCGTTCCATGTAAGGTTGGCCGTAGAACTCATTATCTACAGTTTCTATTCTGTATCCTTGTTTCTCACAAAATTTCTTGACATAAGGAAATAATCCCACGTAAATTTTACCAGTAGCAGGAGAGAATAAACGAATACGACCATCCCACAAACGATTTCTAACCGACGGCATAAAGCTTGCATTTGGGACGTCGAAGGTAAAAAATTCCGAAAGTTCCTTAGCGATTGCCGGTTCAGTTTTAATTCGGAGATAGACTTCATTGAATTTTTCAATTCTTACTTCCATGGGCTCCCACAGAACCAACCAACTAGGCTCTTTCTAACTCCCTTCGTTACTGGGGTAACTCTATGCCAACAATGTGGATGAAAGAAAACTATATGCCCCTGTTTTTCTTTAAATGTTTGTATATTACTTTGTTCAAATGGACCGCCTATTTCTATTTCTAAATCTCCACCTTCATATTCTTCAGGTTCGTTTAGCCACATTGTCATGCTATATTTTCTAATTTTTCCTTCCATATCCTCTCTAGAATCTATGTGCCAATTATAAAATTGTCCCTTTTCATATACTGTGTATTGCAATGCTTCTAAGGCATCAATATCATACCCAACCTTTTCATGTATTGGACCAAACAATTGAATTACCTGTTGGATTATTTCTTTTTTTGTTACCCAACTAACATTGCAATCTCTAACTATAGTGTCTGGTGCAGCATTATCTACTTCGGCTTGCATAAATCCAGCAGCCTCTCCTTCCTTTATAACGTCACTTACAAAATCATTATCATCATATTCTGGTGTTACTATATACCAATCACTTTCCATTATTTAATCTCCGTGTAAGAATTTCTTCCACTCTATTGCATTGCGGATATTCCAATTTCTATTATTGATCTCTTTCAATATTCGTTCAGTATATTCTACCATTTGTTTTATATACTCTTCCTTTTGTCCTATCTCTTGATATTCTGAATCTGCCTCTATATACATAGAAACATCAGCCTTTAGAATTTTTAGATCAAAAGGTTTTTCTTGATAAACTTCTGGAGGGGATTTGCCTGTGTAATATTCCCACTTATCACGATAAAGAGATTTTCTTTCATCTCTCACCTTTTTTAATTGCAAGCAAAATTGTGTGTAGAATTTTAAATACTTGTTATGTATTTGTGGAGTCTTGATACTCTCGATATCAAGTTCAGTATCATCAATTTTCAAGTCAACATCAACCATCTGTTGTAGTTCATCAAACCTCATAATATATCCTCATAATGTGAAGGGGTAGAGCCATCCATAGTTTAGTTTTCACTTATTTTTGCTTCTACTAAATTTGTAAGAAGATTAACTTCAAGTTGGGGTGGTCTTTTAACTACCCCTTCATTCCTATTTATAGTGATAAAAATTCGTAATAAGAATATGCAAAAGAAACTTCTGCTGTAAGATATGTAGCATCTGTTTCTTGTGTAGTATATGTTAATCCACTTAAACTTAATGGAAAAGCATCATGTAAAGTAGTTCTAACAACAGGATTGTTTTTATTACTTAATATACTTATTTGAATCTCACTATATAAATTTCTATCACCTGTCATATCAACCCCATCAGCTCTTGATAGTTTATTAAATTGTGTATGATTTGACGGAGCCCCTATATTAACTAACCAATTAAAAATTTCTCTATAGTTTGCTAATGTTTCATCTACCATAAATGTCATGGTAAAATCTTCAAACGTCATAAGATCACCTACCATAGGAATATTAGCAAGAGATGTTCCGGTATCAATTCGCCCTACACTTACTCCTGGTAAAGTCAAAGTAGTACAAAAATATTGTGATAAAGGAAAATTTCCTAATGTAACTAGAAATTGACTTGCCTGTGCATAGTCAAATGTTTCGGGTTGCCTTCTTAAAGCGTCTATTGTAGCCATACTACTATTTATAAAGGAGCAAACAAAAAAAGACCCCGCCTTAGCGGGGTCTCTAAACTAGTCTTTATAGTTATTCTAAGTGACTATTTTATGCAAATTTACATGATGTTAGCAACTTGAACTCGTCTGTAGTATGTGTTCAGGTTCCCAGCAGCTGGGTCTGTGAGGTCAATTGCACCTGCGCCATTCGATGTTGCGAACGGGTTGGCGACCATACCATAACGTGTTTTGAAGCCAATCTTCGGCTGGAAGGTGTTCTCACCAACGGCACGAACCATCTGCAATGGGACGTACGGACAGTAGAATACACCAGCGTCATAAGGCGATGTGCCTCTATATCCAACAACGTAGAACTTTGTAGCAAGACTGTTGTTTGAATAAGGATCGACATAGACCTTAAAACGACCATTAAGTGTACCAGCAAATGTATTGCCTGTGTCATCGACAGAAAGGTTATCAGACAGTCCACCGGACGTATCTAATAGACCAGCCATTGACAGAGCAGAAGCAACGTCAGAATCGCACAATATGATATTGCCCTTACCGCGGCGTGTATCAACTGCGATTGCATTGGCATCACGTTCGATTGCAAACATCAAACCTTTGAATTTCTCAACTGACCAGCGACCGTTAGAGTCTGTATCAAGATCGAAAATACCAGCAGTTGTCGTATTGTATGCACAACCAGCCTTGGCTGTCGTGTAAATGGTACGCACCACTTCTCGGTTAATTTCTGCAAGAATTTCTGTTGACAAAATGTTAGCTAACTCTGTTTCAGCATCTAGACCGTGAACGGCTTTAAGATCCTGAGCAAGTTCCATCGAGTATTCAGCTTTGAGGGCACGTGAAACAGCTGTCACTGTTACCTTGTCAATACTGAATGCCATCTCTGCGAAAGAGTTGGCGGCTGCATCACCCAAGGTCTCACCCTGAGCAGTCGTTAGACCAGATGAAGTAACAACAGCACTCATATCATTGAGTACGTTGTCGCCTGTGTGATTCACATTCGTTAGATCGCCTGCGGCATCTTCTGCCGAGAAATCTGTATCAGCTTGTGACGTAAAGGCTTCTGTACCGGTTGAGTTGGTATAACGTGACTTCATTGCAAAGATCAAGCCCGTGGGACCTGACATTGGCTGGACGCCGCAAACATCATAAGCAATTAAGTTAGGCATTGCACGCCTAATTAATGAAATGAGGATTGGGTCCCAATTACTTACTGAACCAGCAGTAGAGTTGGTTGGGGCTGCCTCTTGCAAAAAGGCACGATCTTCGGCCATAGACCGTTCTTGGTTTTCCAGGATAACTGAAGTTACAGCACGCTTATACGCATCCTTAATCTCTGGGAGGTCAGGATGATTTAGAATTGGCTGCCACTTTTCCTGTAAAGGTTCCGATTGAAACATTGTGGATATCTCCTTTGTTTTACTTTGTTATTATTTATAAAAATCTCTATTTCTGCGCTCTTTTTTCAGCTTTTCCGATTGCAGTCATATAAGCAGCCATCTGATTACTTAAATCACCATGTTCGTCGTATACTGGTGCTGCCTCAGCTTCATCTTCCTTCGCAGTATGACGTGGGAAATAACTTTCCTTAATAGTATGAAGTTTCTTTTTAAAATCATCTGAATCTTCATACTCAACATTTTCTGCTAGTCCAACAAACTTCTCTACTTCTGTATCAGCGAGATCAGAAGCTACATCTACTAGAATTTCATTCTTCTCTAGTTCTGAAACCTTTTGTGAAAGTTCAACATTCGTTGCAATCTGCTCATTCAACTTAGCTTCCATTTCGTCAGCCTGTGTTGCAGCAGCATCAAGAATATCATATTTCTCATCAGGTACAGTAATATTGTGCTCTTCAAAGAGACCTTTAAGTGCTGTAATGAAATTTTCTGAAATATCAGTTTTGAGTTTATGCTCAATAGCAACTTCATTAGTTTTCATCCACTCTTCCACAACGTAGTTCAGATAGGCGTCAACCTTCTCTGAAGTTTCTTCGTCATGTTTGGAAATGGATTCAGCTAATTTTTCAGCATACTCATCTTCAATAGTTTCAAGTTCATCACGGACTTTGGTCTTTACAGCGGCTTCAAAAATTGTTGCGGCTTTCTCTTTGAATTCGTCCGAAAGGTCATCTTCACCCTGTATAAGGGCTTCGACATCTTCCTTGACTGAAATCTGTTTAATTTTTTCTTCGATTTCTTTCTTTGCGGCTTCTAGTTCTTCAAGTTCTTTAGACTCTTTAGATTCTTCTACTTCTTGAGCATCACCACTAACGATCTTTTTCATTCGTTCATGGACACCTTTAAGTTCAGTAGCTTTCATCTTTCCGAGGTCTTCGATCATTTTACCTAGATCCTCAAGCATTTTTGCTTTGGTCATTCTGGCTTCCTCTAATTGTTCTCCGTCGTGATCTACTTCATCACCTGCGGCAAGTTTCATTTTCTCACCAGGAGTAGCATTAGCTGAACTTCCAGATTTTACCTTCGACTCACTTCCTGAAGAATTTGTAGGCTTGGCTTTCTTGGCTTTATCAGCTGCTTTACCCGGACCTGAATCCGAATCTTCGGGAGATGTTACTGCATCTCCTAAATCTTCAGAATCATCTTTGAGTTCAGACTTTTCGCCACCACCTGATTTCAAAGCTTTCGCCTTAGCAGCAGGGGCTTTCATCTTAGCAACACCACCCACTTCTTCAACTTCATCAATCTGATTGATTTCATCTTCAGTAAGATCGGCGTCTAAAAGCTCTTCCAATTCTTTGTTTAAATCTTGTTCTGACATTTGGATAGACTCCTCTATTCGTTTTATATTATTTATAAATATTATAATTTTGAAAGGAAGTCTGCGAAAAGCATGGCTTGCTTTTTACTCAAATCTTTAGATTTTTCATCTAAAGCCTTTTTATAATTAGCAATATCCACTTCCTTAACGATACCATTGTCCCAAACCCAATCTTTACCTTCCATAATGCCTTCAACAAATGCATTAGGTGCAGATGGATCTGCAACTATATCAGCAGCAGTAGCAAGATAAAAATCACTTCTTACATACTGTGCACCTTTCTTTGGTTCTAATGAACCCATACCTCTTGATGATACTCCCAATTGAGCACCTTCATCAATTAGACTTTTTACAATTTTTCCATAGGGAGTATTCATGATCTTCGCCTCACCAACAAAATTCTTATCATCAGGATGCAAATCTGTAATCATATGTGAAACTCTTTCTAGATTAACTGTAGGACCATCTGGATGACCTAACTCACCAAAAGCCCGTTTCTTTTGTATAAACTCCTTATTATATCTTGTGACTTCCTTTTCA